CATATTTTTACAAATGCTAAAGATGCATTGACGGGCGCTATCGAAGGTAAATTACCTATACTGAAGGCAGATGGAACATTAAAACCAATAGAAGTATCATTTAAAGTTACATATGATCCTACATCGGGGTCTGTTGATATAGAAAAAGAATGAGGAAACATGTCTGAAGTGATTAGATTATCAAAGAATTTTAGTTTATCAGAAATGGTAAAAAGTGCAACCGCAGAACGATTACGTGTAGATAATTCGCCAAGTTCAATACATCTTGTAAATTTAACACATTTGGCAATTCATATTTTACAACCTGTCCGTGACCAATTCGGTGTTATTACAATTAATTCAGGATATCGCAGTCCAGCCTTGAATGCAAAGGTCGGCGGGTCTAGTAAAAGTCAGCATTGTAATGGAATGGCCGGAGATTTTGAAAGTTTTTCCACACCAAATCCAGATTTAGCAAAATGGATTGCTAAAAATCTGGAATTCGATCAACTCATCTTAGAGTTCTATGATGGTAAAAATCCAAATAGTGGATGGATTCATTGTAGTTACAATTTGATGGGAAATCGCAAAAAAATAATGACCGCATTGAAAACTAAAAGTGGAGTTCAATATAAAAATGGATTCGTTTCTGCTTAAAGTACAAGAAATATCAATTAAAACCTATCTTCAATTTTTATTTACTATTGGGGCCTTTAAGGGCCGCTCATGGGTTGACAAACACATAAAAGTGTGTTATAATAGATTAGATGAATTAAATAGTAACTACGATAAACCAACCCGGAATCAATGGTATAAATAAATGCCGAAACAACAATTCTATACTAATGTAGTATGTCTTGGTGATTACATTTTAGAAAGAGGGATTGAAAACGGACGCCCTTTTAATGTAAAGCACGAGTTCCTACCAACATTATACGTTCCTACCAAAAATAAGTCAAAGTGGCGCACCCTAGATGGTAAGCCAGTCGGCCCTGTCCAATGGGGAGGCATCAAAGAAACCCGCGCATCTATGAGGAAATATGAACGCGTAGAAAATATGGAAATCTACGGACATTCTAATTATTCATATTCTTTCATTGCTGAAACTTACCCAGAAGAACAAATCGATTATAATTTAGAGCATGTCAAAATCATGTTCATTGATATTGAAGTTGGTTCAGAAAACGGTTTCCCGGATCCACAATTTGCTACAGAAGAAGTTACCGCAATTACAATTAAAATGAATGATGATATTCAGGTTTGGGGTTGTGGTGAATTTAAGAATGATAATGAAGAGATCACATATAATAAATGTGGTGATGAACGACAATTACTAGAACAATTTGTCATGTACTGGCAAAAAGACTATCCAGATGTCATTACTGGTTGGAATACTAGGATATTTGATACTCCATATTTGATTAATAGAATTCGTAAAGTATTGGGGAAACAATGGGTCAAAAAACTCTCGCCTTGGGGATTTGTGAAACCTCAAACCATTTTTGGTATGGGGGGTCAAGAGAGAGAAGTTTACGAAATTTATGGTGTATCCGAAATTGATTATTTAGAAGCATACAGGAAATTTACTTATATAAATCAAGAATCTTATCGATTAGATCACATCGCATATGTAGAACTAGGAGAAAGAAAACTTGATTTTTCTGAAGTATCAACGTTACATGAATTATATAAAACAGATTTTCAAAAGTTTATTGAGTATAATATTCAAGATGTATTGCTAGTAGAGCGTCTTGAGAAAAAGATGAAACTTTTAGAGATGATTATTTCTCTGGCATATTTGGCAAAGTGTAATTATGCTGATGTATTTGCTCAGACACGATTATGGGATTGTATCATTTATAATCATCTTCTAAGGGAGAAGGTAGTAATCCCACAGAAAAAGAAAGAACGTAAAGGGGAAGCATACGAAGGTGCGTATGTTAAAACTTGTCAGAAGGGGAGACATAATTGGATTGTGAGTTTCGACCTGAATAGTTTGTATCCTCATTTGATTATGCAATATAATATTTCGCCAGAAACCATTCTTGGAACTTGGAAAGATGATATTGGAGTATCTGGATTATTGGCCAAAGAATTTGATACTTCTGTTTGGAAAGAAAAAGACATAACGGTTACTCCAAATGGTTCGGTTTATCGTAGGGATAAACAGGGATTTCTCCCAAAGTTGATGGAGAAAATGTATACTGATAGGGTCAAGTATAAGAAAAAGATGTTGACAGAACAGAAGAAGGGGAAAAATGCTGATCCAAATAAATTATCTACTTATTACAATTATCAACAGAATTTAAAGATTGCTCTGAATTCCGCTTATGGAGCGATGGGTAATGAGTGGTTTCGTTTTTATGATGAACGGAATGCGGAAGCGGTTTCCGTTGCTGGACAATTGTCGGTTCAATGGGCCGAAAATGCAGTAAACAATTATTTAAACAAAACATTAGGTACAAATGATGTGGACTATATTGTTGCTATGGATACTGATTCTTTATACGTTTGTCTTGATAATCTTGTTTCTAGAGTGGGTCTTACCGATAAGGAAAAAATCATTGGATTCTTGGATAAATCCTGTAAACGAATCGAAGAAGTAATCGAAAAATGTTATGAAGATCTGGCTGATTATGTGAATGCTTACCAGCAGAAAATGGTAATGAAACGAGAAGTAATTGCCGATACTGGTATTTGGGTTGCGAAAAAACATTATATTCTGAACGTTCATGATTCTGAGGGAGTTCGATACGAAGAACCTAAACTAAAGATTGTGGGTATTGAAGCAATCAAAAGTTCTACACCAGAATCTTGCAGGAAAGCATTGAAAGAAGTTTTTAATATTATTGTTGATGGAACAGAAGATGATGTAATTGAGTATATAGAGGGGTTCAAAGAAAAGTTTAAGAATATGAGAATGGAAGAGGTGGCATTTCCAAGATCGGTAAAGGGATTGAAAAAGTATAAGGACGCTTCTACAATCTACAAAAAATCCACTCCGATTCATGTAAAAGGTTCTTTGATTTATAATCATGTACTCAGGGACAAGAAATTAACAAAAAAATACCCTACTATAAAAGAAGGGGAAAAAATCAAATTCGCCTATCTCAAGGACCCGAATCCAGTAGGTAACAGAGTAATTTCTGTACTGGATATGTTGCCAAATGAATTTAATTTGGAAAAAAGTATTGATTATGATACACAATTTGCAAAGGCTTTTGTTGACCCACTGAAAGGGGTCTTGGATGTTATCGGCTGGGACACTGAACGGCGAGCAAGTTTAGAGGAGTTTTTCGTATGAATATCTGGGTAGAATATTGGAAATCAAAAGATCACAGAAGTCATATTGAAGGTAGCCATGCCCAAATGAAAGAAAACGCTGAATGGATTGAACCCGACCCGGATGATATTTTTAAAAGATTTTGTCAAAATATGGAAGATGCCGTACGTTTTGCAAGATCAATGGAGAAAAGTGGACATCTTACAAGGATAAAACAAGATGGATGTTACTGATTATAGTGAGTGGATCATTGAGGATCTAAAATCACAATACAAAAAAACGATTAAAGATAGAGACACAGCAGAATTATTTTCTGACCGTGCAGATCTCAATAAACAAGCATTATTGATAATGACAGAAATTTTGAAGAGGAGAAAAGAAGAAAATGAGTGAATATTTTAATAGTTTATTAAAGGCTACTGGCAATGAATATGGATCAAAAGTATCTGATGGTATAGAAGCTGGTGATGTTTCTGATTATATAGATAGTGGTAGTTATATTTTAAATGCATTAATTTCGGGAGATATTTATGGTGGAATACCTACAAACAAAATTACAGCATTCGCTGGAGAAACTGCAACTGGAAAAACCTTTTTTGTATTGGGTATTGTCAAACAGTTTCTTGCAGATAATCCTAGCGGTGGTGTTCTTTATTTTGAGTCTGAATCTGCTCTCACTAAGCAAATGATCGAATCCAGGGGAATTGATACTGAACGAATGGTCATTCTCCCGGTTACAACGATTCAAGAATTTACCCATCAAGCATTAAAAGTAGTAGAAAATCATACAGATACGGATAAACCATTGATGTTATGTTTAGATTCTCTTGGTATGTTATCTACTACAAAAGAAGTAACAGATATTTCAGATGGTAAAGAAACCAAGGACATGACCCGGGCTCAATTAGTTAAAGGTTCTTTTAGAGTCTTAACATTGAAACTGGGTAAAGCTGGAATCCCACTTTTAGTTACTAATCACACATACAAACAAGTCGGGACCATGTTCCCACAAGATGTAATGGGAGGTGGTAGTGGAATTCAATATGCTGCATCAACTATTGTATTTCTTTCTAAGCGAAAAGAAAAAGATGGAACAGATGTTGTCGGAAATGTAATACATTGTAAAAATTATAAATCAAGATTAACTAAAGAGAATAAAAAGATAGATGTTCTTCTACGATATGATCAAGGATTGAACAGATATTATGGACTACTTGACTTAGCCGAAAAATATGATATAATAAAGAAAGTATCAACTCGTTATGAATTACCAGATGGTTCAAAAGTATTTGGAAAACAAATATTGAGTGATCCAGAAAAATATTTTACTGATGATATTATGAAAGCATTAAACGAAGCCGCAGAAAAAGAATTTACTTATGGCGGTTCCGATGAAGAAGGGGTGACAGATGACAATGATGATGGGTGACCCGTTTTTTGATACTAAGATGCCAGCATACAAGATAATATCAAATCCAAATGACCCAGATGATAGGTCGTTGTGTATACTTATACAGGATGCATCACCGTTTGATGGAGCAGTAATTCGATATACAAACTTTAAATTAGCTGACGAAACTGGTGAAGATGAGAATATAGGATGTACTTATGAATATGAGTTTGAAATTCCACCGCACGATTTGGGACATGAAATATCCGATGAAGAAGGATCAGATTTTGAACGAAGATTAGGAATATGGGTAATAGAAATTTTACAAAAACAAATGAATGAAATGGAGTTAAATGCAACAAAGGATAGAACAAATAATACTTAAAAATCTGATTCATAATGAAGAATATTCAAGAAAAGTTTTACCCTTCCTGAATAAAGAATATTTCATGGAACCCACCGATAAAATTCTCTATGAACAGGTAAATTCGTTTATCAACAAGTACAACAATTTACCTACGAAAGAAGCACTAACTATTGAACTAGACAATACAACATTAAAAGAAGAAGAATTTGAAAATGTAACAGGACTTTTAAACTATTTGGAGAGCCAGCAAGATGAACAAACAGATATTCAGTGGCTATTGGAAACAACAGA